ATCAAGACCATATTTACAGATAAAGAAAAGAAACAGATGCGTATTCAAGCATCCTCTCTTGATCTGATTGTATCAGAGTATTTAGATAAGATTTATTCTGGATCAATAGATCGTCAACTTTTAAAAATAAAAGCCGATGAACTCTATAAATCAATGGGTAAAGAGACTGACCTGGTATAATAAAATCTGGTGAGAATAACTACACCGAGGAAGTTTATGAGTGATAAAGGACTAAATTTAGAAGAATATCTTGATCACAGTCGCTGGGCCATGAATAATGGCATAGTGTCTGATAATGTCAAGAATCAACTATTTGTTTATGGTTCTATCGTTCATAAAGAGATCCAAGCTGTAGAGTTATCTCTAGATCAAGAGAAGAAAGCAGTTCAATATACCCTGTATGTTGACAAAATGCTATTAGAAAAGATCGTGAAATATTCTGTTCTCTCCAAGTCCACTGGTTTGTTTGGGATGTGGCGTTTTAAAAGACTTCTTCAAAAAGAAGGTTCTTTGGATTTTCAACAAATTTTAAATAATTTTGTTAAGGATTTTTGTGGCCCAAAATGGAACGCTACTGTAAATGTCGTGGATTTTAACACTTATGTGGAAAGTCTAAGAGAAGATAGTGGAACCGACGACATTAGTTAGTAACTTAATTAACTGTATTACAACCGATGAAGATTTTCGACAAGAACTTTGGGTTCACTATTTAAGTGGAAATAATATAGAGACATTTTCGTCACATTTAGAGAAAATCAAAATAGAATATTCTGATGATGAAAAGCTAAAACAAGCAATTCATCAAATGCTACAAAACCCTCCATCTGATAATTTCATGCTATTTTTAGATAATTTTTCTGATTTTGAGCGCAGCATAATATGTTTGCTTATTTTAGGTATAGATGTTACAGATATATCTAAACTTAAGAGTATAAGCGAAGTACGTATTAGGCAAGCAATCACTTCATTGAGGTATAATACTATTTGGAGTAAACCAAATGGCATTAAAAACGAAACTTACAGAAGAAGAGCGTCACGGCTTAAGTGAAGAAGAAGCTAAGTTAGCAACTAAGTGGCTCAGAAAGAATAAGACAGCAGGTGCTCTTAAAGAATTAGAGGCAGCTAAGCTGTATGAACTTTATCTTTTAGGCGACTCCATAGCTAAAATCGCCCAACAATTTCCTCAATATCCAATGGGACAGATTTGTTTAACAGCCTCATTGCGCGGTTGGGCAAAAGATCGAGATAAGATGTTACATACCTTACAAGATAGGGTGAGAGCAAAAGTTGTTAAATCAGTATTAGAACAGGTCGACTTTATGACAACTATGATGTCTGTAGCAAATACAGAGCATTTAGAGGCAATGATGCGTTATTGTCAGGATCCAATGAATAATCCAAAGCCGCCTTTGCGTATAATGAGCATAAAAGACTTTAAAGATATAAGTGAAAACTTATATAAGATAGTTGCTGGAGCAACTGTAAGTAAAACTAACGGCAATAAAGTTCAATCACCAATGTTTGACGCGTTAACATCAAATAATAAGGTTTCTGTTAAAGAAGATGAAGAAGATGATAAAGAAGTTAACCTAAGTGACTTACTTTCTTCTACGGAGAAGAAATGAAACAGTGTAGTAAATGCCTTCTTTTAAAAGAAGAAGAGAAATCTTTCTATAAAGATCCTCGCGGTGGATTTCGAACAATTTGTAAAATATGCTCAAAATCTCATCATAAGCAATATTTAGCATCAAATGGAAAAGAAATACGTAAAATATTTAGTGATAGGTACTATAAAACTGATGAATTGTATCAAAAAAGAAAAGAATTTAGAGAATTGCCAGAAAATCAAATTAAGAACATTGAATATCAAAAAAAATATCACACCAATTTTCCTGAAAAAGGAAGATACCATACTGCTAAACGTAGAGCGACTAAATTTAAAGCGACACCTAAATGGTTAACAGAAGATTATTTTAAGCAAATTGAAAGATATTATAAAACTGCTAAATGGCTTGAATCTATATTAAATTTACAAATAGATGTTGACCACATTATTCCCTTACAGGGTAAAGAGATTTGTGGTTTACATGTGCCCTGGAACTTACAACTTTTAACTCATCAAGATAACCTTAAAAAAGGCAATCGATAATGGCAAAGAAAACTAAAGTTAAAACAATCACTATAGAACAAGAAAGGGCCCTTTTTCTTAAACCTTGTAGAACAAGAGATGAACTTAAAATTTGGATTAAATACTTCCTTAATTTAGAGTTGCCGGATGTAACGGTGAGTCGTTACTCTGATACAAATCCACTAGACGTTGTATGGGAGGTTTACAATATATGTGTCAACAAGGACAATCCGGATAAAATCAAAGAATTGTTGTTTGTCGCTGGTCGGGGAAGTGGGAAAACTCTCGGTATGGCTATTGCTGAATTAATGGTCTTATTACATGATATGCGTGAAGTTGTGCATATAGGAGCAATTCAGAATCAGGCTGAAAGATGCTATGCTTATCAAAAGAATTTCTTATATAATCGAAAAATAAAGCGCCTTGTAACTCCACAAGATCTTCCAGAAGATCAAAGAATCCTTGAAAAAGCCAATATGTCAAAATCATTATTCAATGTTGGTGGTGAGAAATTGACATTAGAGGTCATTCCATGTACCTTAAAGGCATGTAACGGACCGCACGTACCATTAGTTGTGGTAGATGAGATTGATACAGTTTCAGGGGAAGGTGTAAAGGCTTTTGCTGAAATAAATGGTATGTTGGATTCTAGAAATGGTAAAGAAGCTCTTCGGGTTGGTATATCTACTCGTAAAACTCGCTATGGTTTAATGAACAGTCAAATTGAGAATGCTGAAATTGAAGGTAGAACTGTTCGTCGTTGGACTGCTTTTGAATTTATGGAGCGATGTGATGACAAACGCTCTGGAACCAAAAAAGTACCTCTTTGGGTCAATCAAGACAAGATGGAAGTTCTTACAGAAGAAGATTATCTTAAAAGAGATAAGAATAAACAAAAAGATTTTACAATGTATGAAGGTCTTGAAGGATGCGTTAAATGCCCTGTTTTTTCTATTTGTCTAACAGATGCGAAGAAACAAACCTCTACGTCACCAATGTTGAAAAATCTAGATGTAGATTTGATTCAAAAAGTTAAAACCGGCGGAGCTGATTGGGCATTGGCTCAATTAATGAATTTGAAACCTTCAGTAGAGGGTATCATTTATCGCGAATTTGAAGAGAAAATACATGTAAAAACATGGAATGAAATGTGGTTTTTACTAGTTGGAAAAGAGTTTCCAGGTTTATGTAATCACGATACTTTTGTTAAAAAATGCCACGAACTAGGTTTACCTTGTTATGCTGGAATCGATTGGGGATTCTCATCACCAAATACAGTTGTATTCTTTTTTATGGATAAGCGAGATAATGTCTATGTTGTAAGAACAGATGGAATGACCCTAATAAGTTCTCCTGCTTGGATACACCATATAAAAACAAAATACCATAATATGTATAGGGTTAGTTTGTATGTACCAGATCAAGCAGATCAAGGGGCAATACAGGAAATGCGCAAAGCAGGTTTGCCCTGCCATAATGATCCTAAAAAGCCAGAGATAATGACAGGCATTCAAGTAATTAAAAAGCTATTAAAGGTACCAGGGACTCTTGATAGTAAGATTCATATTAGTGGTGAAACATGTTCCCATATTATTAAAGAATTCACGCTATATCACTATAAACTTGATGCTGCTGGTAATGTAACTGATATACCAGATACACAATACGATCACTGGCTTGATGCGTTACGATACCCGCTTACAGTATTACTTGGAAAAAGTAATATGATCTTAGGTGGTGGATTAGATTTTGAATCGACTAATGTCCAAGATAACAATGGAAACTATCAAAGAACACCAACTGCCCAAGAGTTTGCCTCCAATAATGGTATCAAACTAAATGAAAATACTCAAGATTTATCAAAAATGGGAAAAATAGGCACAAAAGGACAACTTGAAGATGAAGAGGACAATACTGGCGGCGAAGGTAGCTTCCTATGGTCCTTTTAGTACTTGTGTAGTATAATATAACTTTATAGAGGTAAAAATGAGTTGGTATGACGATTGGCTTAAAAAAGGCATAAAAGATGATATTGATGGCTTATTAAAGGCCGATGGTATATCTAACAATGAACTATCTAACAATGAACTATCTTCATCCCCAACTGTTAGAGGGGCATATACTGCCAATCAACTTCCCGACTCTCCAGAAGATATGCATGATGCCTCTAAACAAATTGGTCGAAAATCAATAATCGATGATCCGTATTTTGAAAACCTAACTACACAAACATCTTATAAGCATAAAA